TGCTGTAGGACCGCTACTCCAACCTTTACTAGGCGAGAAAAAATTTAGACCAGTCATTTTCTCATAAGATTTATTTGGGTTGGTCCATACAGGAGCCTTATGCTGATACTTTGATTTATTAATTTCTAAAACCATCTTAACATCAACAGCAACTAAATGATCTGGTTGGAATGTACGATACAATGCATTACATCCGTAAACTTTACCTAGCTTTTTTAGTTCTTCTGGATCAATTGGTGCTCTACTTATACCGTTGCCTAATACAAATGCTGTATTAGTATCGTAATCTAACAATAGATCACTAACTGAAGGTGTTACAGGGGAGTGTTGTTGAAGTTTCTCTTGGCGTTTGGCTTCTTTAAGTTTACGCCATTGAGCTTTTGTATATAGACTCTTATCTAGTTTCGTCATTCATCACATACCGGCTTCAGCGGCTGGTATTCCATACATTTGTTTAATAAAGTCAAGCTCTTTGGCTGTTTCTTTAGTATGTATGTCAGCTGCTTTGCGGACGCGATTAATTTGAGCTAGTGTGAGTCGTGTTTTACGTGTATCACTTTTCTTTACTGGTGTGTCGTCAAGATCTGGGTCATAGGAGTTATCCTCTACCGGTTCTAATGTTTGTTTATCAAAATAAAATAGTTCACGTAGTATCATAATGTTATTTATACCGTTTGGTCAGTAGTTGTGCCTGCATCCATAGCATCTGTTTGTGTTTCAGGTGCTGTAGCGTCTGCGCCAATGTCAGGTTGCATATCATCTGTGGCTTCATCTTCAATCCCACCTAAATCTGCATCAATTCCTGCTGAACTTATCCCGGCTCCTCTCAATTCTCCACTTACATCACCTGGGGGAGGTGTTAGTGTTTCGTCATTCTCTTCTCTCCACAATCTTTCGTTCTCAGCAAGTTCTTCATCTGTCATGCCTAAGAAACGTTTCATTGCAAAACGATTCGATATGTATGGTATTTGACTCATTTGTGTATATGTTGGTACACGAGCGTTGTCAATTTCACTTTGTCTATAACTAGCAAAGTTCTGTGGTGGTTGGAATCTTAAATCAAACATTGCTGTGTCAATGTTTACACCTTTTTCAAGAATGTATCGTTTAAATTCTTGATTAAACTGTTCAATTAATAAATTTTGCAATCTTTCGCAATATGTATTAAATCTTAGTTCTTGAATATATGCTGTTCCGACTCTTCCGTCATTATACTGGCTACTTGCATCGTCAGCCCCGGTAGGTAAGTAGCTACTAGGGATTCGTAAACCACGTACGAGCTTATTAGTAAAATATCTAAGGTCATCAATTTCGCCTAAGTTAGTGCCGCCGGGTAGTGTTTCAACTTTTGATCCACGCCCTTCTGCTGTTTGGGGGAAGAAATAATCTTCATTTATTGATAATGGATTGTATGCACTATCAATAACATTAGCGCCGCCACCTGTTTGTGATGGAATACGTCTTTGATGTATTTCTGTTTTTACTCTTTCAACAAATTGCATTGCTAAGTGACTTGGCATATTACCTACGTCAACATAAAATACTCTTCGTTCTGGAGCTCGTTGTACACGATAGATAATAATTGCATCTTCGAGTAATTCTTTTTGTTTGTAAACTTTAAATACAGTCTCAAGTAAGCTATTACCAAAGGGGTAATTCATATCTAAGCCTTCTGATAGGCTTAAATGTATCATATGTTGTGCATCAACAGCTATTTCATTATCTGCATTTTGAAAACGTCCGCCAGCAGCGTTTTGTGTATTAACATTACCAACCATTCCTCTAGCGCCGCCTGTTAAATATCCGTCGCCGCCGCCTGTTGAATGACCGTTAGTTTGAAATGGTGTAGTTGCAACCATTTCTCCAAAGTTTAAATTAAAATCTTTAATTACATACTGTTCGGGAGTTTTACCTTCGCTTTCATTAACAATAATTTTTGTTAATTTACCAGGATCAACATGAAACAACTTCTTAGTTTCTGGATCTCTAACAAAGAACGCATCACCGTACTTAAATGTATTACGTAAAATACGGAACATTCTAGTTTCAAAGTTTTGTAGTTTACTCCATTGCTGTAAGTACTGACCAATAATAGTAATTTCGCTATTTGTTGCTTTTGATTTAAGATCTAGTAAAAACGGAGTTTTGTTTTGTGTGTTTTGTTGTGTACAAAATTCAGCAAGAATATCTAGTGCAGCATTTACTTCACTATCGTTATCCATTGTGTTGTATTGACCGTAACGTTCAACTCTGTTTGGCGAACCTACATATACATCAGGCAAGTAAGAACTGTAGTTAGTTTTTGCAGGTCCTGCATTCATGCCGCCGCCTCGGCCGCTGAAAGGACTGTAACTTCCTTCTACGTTGTTACCAGTTTTTACTGGTGTAAAGTGTTTCTTCCAACTCATCTCTTATCCTTGTTTATCCATGTGTACTACTTGAATCACGTATTGCTCTAGGCATCTTAGTACCAGTATTAGTATTAATAGCTATTAGTTCAGTTAATACCGCTTGCATAGTTGTATTTAACTGATTTACGTTATTTCCGCCTAAACCTGAACCACCTTGCTTAACAACGTCTGCTGATGCAATTCCTGTACCGCCTCCAAATAGTCCTTTATTATCTACTGACAATGTTTTGTTTAAATCTATAAAGGTATCATTTAAATCTTTTATACTATCATTATACTTGGAAACGCCTGATGTGTCAAGCTCTTTTAGGCCAGCAATGGTAGTTTTGAAGCCATCAATTTTACCAATATTATCCATGTTGGTTTTTAAATTCATTAATTCTGCATTTAAAGTAGCATAACTCACTGTTGCTAAGTTACTAAGTGCTGATCCTGTGTCTGTAGGCATACCTACACTTGGTGCTTGTGCTACAGCCATTTGTGTTGTTACGCCTGTACCTGCAGCATCGCCTGCGTCTGATAAAGTTTTGCCTTCGCCGCCCATCCATTTTGGTAAAAACGATTTGAAGTTAGGCATTTTAAAGTCAAAGGTAAAGAAGCCTTTAACTTTGTCAATAACTGTCTGGAACATACTTTTTATACTAGGCATTTCCATGCCTCCAAAGCCAAACCACCCTGTAACAGTTGTCCAGGCCGAAGTTGCTAATGTTCCTATACTATACGCTGCTTCGCCTTTGCCAAAGCCAAACCAACCTGTAACAGTATTCCATGCTGTAAGTGCTAATGATCCTATACTATACGCTACTTCAGTGCCAAAGCTAAACCAAGTCTTTACTGCTTCCCATGCTAATGTTCCTAATGCAGAGATGCTAAAGTCTAATCCGGTTAACCCAAACCAACCTGTAACAGTTGCCCATGCCGTAGTTCCAAGGGCACTTATACTAAATGTATTATCTGGACCAAAGGATAACCATCCTTTAACTTTTTCCCAGGCGCTAGTAAACAACCCGCCTATGCCGGATGTTAGAGAACTTAAAACATCTGCTCCAAAAGTAAACCCTGCAACTAATAGATCCCATGATCCTGATACTAAATTCTTAAGTGCTTGTGCCCCAAAGAATGCTGTTATTGCAACCGCTATACCTGCAGGTACTGCAAGTACTGGTGCAACTATTGCTGCAGCTAATCCTGCAATTCCGCCAACAAATAGTGCGCCCCATGGTATATTAAGATCAACCATTTCCCAGGCTTTAGCAATCGCTCCACCTAACATTCCACCAATGTCTATTGGTTTGCCTTCTTCGCCCTTGCCTTTAAACAAGTTTGCAAATGCTTGACTAAAACTAACTTCTGGATTGTATATTTCTTTTATAAATATTTTTATCTTATCAGTTATTTCTATAATTTTGTCTCTAAAATGTGTCATTGCCAGGGTAAATTTTGGATCTCCTACTACTTTCTTACCTGCAGCATTTGTTGTTTCTTCGCCGGCGGTAACAAAGATGCTTGCTATTGAAGCTAACCCTGTGCCAACAGCTTCAAGTACTCCGCCTTCAATAAATGCTAACATCAATGCATTTTTAATTCTAGCTATGTCATCTTCGAACTTTGTGATGCCTTTGGTTATTTTGTCTCGTCGATTTTTTTCTCTTTCTAGCTCGTCAAAATCTATTGTAGAGTTGGCATAGTCTGTTAGATTTCCAATCTCACCAAATAATGCTGCAAATGGGTGTCCTGGAATATCTGCAAAAGTACCACCCATACTGTCTCTAAACTCTGTTAGTGGTCCATTTAATTTTTTTAATTCATCCTGGAATTCTTTCGGCGTCATATTTTTCATGTTTTCTGCAAATCTTCCAAATGCCGGACTCATCGCAGCCATTTGCAAGGCCATCTCTTTTTGAGGAGTTCCATCTGCTAAGTCTTTAAATCCTTCATGAAGGTTTGGACCTAGCATCGATAATGTAGCTAAGTTTGCTTGGTATCTTTTACTTTCTTTCTCGCCCATCTTTGATAGCATTGCTTGTGTTTGTGCGTCATTGGCTTGCGCTAACAGTTGGTCTGCTGCTTGCTTGCGACTCATTCCTGTTATTCTTGTCAGTTTGTCAAGCTGATTTAGATAAGCATTAAGTCCGTCACTTTCTGCTTTAGACCCTCTTGCTTCAAGACGTCCTGATCGAGACTGTTGCTCAATATATGACGCTGTAAGTTCAGTTAGTTCGCCTATAGTAAAACCTAGTTCTAAGAAACCTGCTTCACGTGCTGACTTTGATAATGCTCCCAAGCGTTTTGCACCTTCGCTAATTGTTCCACCCATTTTTGTTAAGAGGTAACTATTTTGCATTACCATGGTTGAAAATGTGTCTAGTGGTAAATTTGCAGCTGCTGCAGCTTGACGTAACTCTAATAAGTTATTACCAAAAGAAGCACCTTGTGATGATAATTCTCTAAATGAATCTGCACCATCTTGGAAAAACCCAGCAACCGCTCCAAGTGCTCCGCCTATTATCGGAACTGTGCTTACAAATTCCCCCATAGTATTTGCATTGGTTGTAAACACTAGCCCCATATTTACAACAGAACCAACTGCTGCTGTGAGAGCGCCGGTTAACTTGCCTGCGGCACTGCCTAGTGTCGAAGCAAATCCTTTTACAGCCTCAGTACCGCCTTTTACAGCACTTGTGTTTTTCTTATTTGCTTTTGTGCCCCTATTAGTTGAATCAGTAAATAACTGGTTTGCTTTATTAGCCGCTTTACTACCCTTACCGCCACCGGCGGCACCGCCACCCATCTTTTCTATTGCTTTTATCAATAGTTGTAATGTAGCTTCTGATGCTGGTCCTCCAGCAACGTCAACAATTTTTACTTCATCAGCCATGATTTCGTGTCCTAGTTATATACGTATATAAATATTGTAGATACATACTATTATAATGTATTTATACGGAGAAAAACAATGTCAGAAATAAACCAACAAGGATCCAATCCTTTACAGAAGTATTTTCGTCAACCTAAGTTGTACATAACTCTTCCTAGTAATGGAAAGTTCTACCCCGCCGGGGCATACGAAAATTCAGAAAGCGGTGAGCTCCCGGTATTTTCAATGACAGCAAGAGACGAGCTTACATTTAAAACACCCGATGCTTTACTTAATGGGCAAGCAACAGTCGACGTGATACAAAGTTGTATTCCTAATATCAAAAATGCCTGGTCAATGCCAAGTATTGATCTTGATGCATGTTTGATTGCAATTCGTATGGCAACATACGGAGAAACAATGAGCATCACAGTTAAACAACCAGTTACTGGTGAAGAACTTGAAATGAACGTAGATTTACGTGGTGTCATGGATAGCTTTGCACAAGCACAGTATCAAGACACTGTACAAGTAGGCGAAATGACCGTAACACTAAGACCGTTAACATACAAAGAGTTTACAAAAAATGCTCTTAAGACATTCGAAGAACAGCGTATCTTTAATGTTGTTAACGACGACAGTATTGAAGATGAAGCAAAACTTCAAGCATTTACAAACTCGTTTGTTAAACTTACTGAATTAACAGTAGGCATGT